CCGGCAAGGGATGCGTTGGTGAGGCCTTCTGCTAATTGGCTACCTGGTGCAGCATTGGTCTGATAGGTCATGTTGATAGCTGTCGTACCGAGATCGGTCAATGTGCCAGTTTGAAACTGAATGATGGGATCATCACATGGGTAGTAGTGACGTGGTGCCGATGCAACTATGTATGACTTTGACCAGTCGGCTGGTAGCTGCACTTGTGCAAGCAATTGCATGGCGTCGTAACACGAAAGTGTGACGGTCGAATCACCGCCGGCGTCTGTCCAGGTTGGTGGCCATCCGTCAATAAAGCCACGAAACACTGAGTAAGTGACAGCGCTGTATGTGGCTTCGATTTTGATTTGCCTGCGTGGAAGTAGTTTGCCGTAGTAGGTGCCTGATGTGTAGAAAGGGTCAAATAGGCGCGCACGGTTGTTCAGGACAATGGTTGCTGAACCACTGAATGTGCCCCAATCATCTGACCTGCCGCGGTCAATGGACATTGAGCGAACGTAAGTTGTAATTTCTGTCCAAGTAGGCGAAAGCACATATGGGCCGTCGTCAAATGCGACATAGACCTTTGGTTGCGGGAAGGCCATTACTACATCGCCAGTGTGTTGCCGGTACGACGCTGGTATGCGTTAAGTACGTTTGCTACTTGTTTGCCGATAACTACTGGATCACCAATGCCTGTGTTGACGGTGATGGATGGCACGCCTACGTCTTTGTAGTTGTTGGGTTGAGCAACCGTCGGTGCGCGACCATAGTTGCCTACTTCTGTTGTACGGCCCATGCTGAAATAACTGAGGTTTGCCATTTCTGCAAATGGGTTGCCAGGTACTGCAAGGTTGCCAAGTTTGATAAGCAAATTGCCGGCGTCGATAATTGCGTTAGCCATCAAGATGAATGCGTTTGCAATCGTTGATGTGAAGTCAAGTACAGCTGCTTTGATGTAAGCAAAATCGCCTTTGTCGCGTAGCAAGCCAAATAATGCTGTCAAGTTGAGGATTACCAGTCCGAGTGTGGCTGCAAGTGTTCCTAGTCCTGCTGCACCTACACCGGCTGACACTGTGCCCAAACCACCTACGGCTGTGCTGATGGCTGACAATGTTGATGCGATGCCAGACAGGAATGCAAGGCCCTTGAAAGCCACGCCAAGCGTGACAATGGCAGCTGCAAAGTCGAGCGTGGCACCTGTGGCACCGTCTGCTTGGCGATACCAGTTAAAAACTTCGTCAGCAGTTTCTTTAAGCGTCTTACCTAAACCTTGTTTGCCAACTTTGTCAACAAACTTTTGGATGACAGGCAAAATGCGAGTCTGAATGAAAGTGACCATCTTTTCAAAAATTGGCAATAAGGCATAGCCGATTGACTCTTTGGTTTCGTTGATAGCCACTTTGAGACGGTCCATACGGCCTTGAAACGTGTTGGCTGCGGTACTAGCACTACCTGCATAGGTTTTGCCCAATGCTTGCAAAATCTGGTCAAGGCTCTTATGGTCTTTGACCATCTGCTTGACTTCGGGCGACAGACGCGACAGTGCGCCCATGTTGCCCCCTAAGGCCTTAGAAATACTGTCGGTGACTTGACTTAAACTTTTTCCACTACCCTTGGCAATATCGAGCGAAAGTGCAAGCAATTTTTGTGCTTTGCCTAAATCTTTGGTGCCCCTGACCAACTTGGAAAGCGACGGCCTAAGTTCGTCGTCGGCCACACCGTTAGCCAAAGACATTTGCAAAACAAAATCTTCCGTAGCTTTCACCTGGGCATCAGTTGCCCTGGTCGTGACTTTCAATTGACGTGCAAGCAGTGCGGCCGATTTCTGATCTTCTGCTGCTGCCATTGCAAACTTTGAGCCGGCAACGGCAAGACCACCCAAAGCAATGCCGACAGGTAGCAACGCTGATTTGAGGGCACTGCCAACTTTGGTGCCAGCCTTTTCAATTTCACTAAAAGCGCGTTCGGCTTTTTTGATTCCTTTGTTATCGAAATCAGAAATAATTGGGATATTGATTGCCATTATTGCAACGCTCTCGATCTGTTGATTTTGGCAGCCACGGTCCGTACCAAGTCTTCAATGGCTGACACCACTTGTGGAAGATGGCGGTCGGCTGATGGCCACATGACGCGAGACGGTTGACCTGCTTTGGCTGCAAGATTTGCATTGAATCTGTCGCCGGCAGCATTACGTCTGGCTGATCCAGCAACTTCAATAATCGATGCAGCTGCGTTTCGCTGTGTGATTTTGATTACAGATTGGTTTTTTTTAGCTGTTGATACTTTGACGGTAATGCCACGGCGCGCTGCCGATTGAGAATAAGGGAATAACTGACGGCCACGTTGCGACCAGTTGCGTGACATGCCAGATAAGTACTTGTTGGGGTAATCGGATTGTGCGGCATTGACAATTGGTGCTGCGATTTGTTTTGCGTCACGGTCAAATTGTTTGCGCATTTCAGGGTCAATTTGACGTAAGGCAAGCAACACTTCTTTTGTGCCTGTCACTTTTACGCCTGCGCTAATGCTCACTTTGATTGTTCCTTCAATACCCTGGCGACCGTTGCAAGGTCGTCAGTGTCAAATGGTACATCGGGTGGCCACCAGTGTACGGCGACCAGTAGTTCGGCTAAGGCTCTGCGGTAGGTACCGCGACCGTAGGGTTTTCGGGGCCTACATCTTCGGGTTCAATATTGATGACCTGATCTAGGTAATCGTCAAAAACGATTGGCACGACGATGCCGGCACGTTTGGCTGATTCGTATGCCAGGTAGGCAAGCCATTCAATGTGAATGTCGCCAGCTAATTGACCAGCACCGATTTTGTATTTGCGTTCAAATGCAACAATGGATGCCATGGTCGTGGTGACGCTGTATGAGCCATCTATGGTTTCGACGTTTAGTTTGATTCTCATGTCGGGATTCCTTTTTGATTGAGATTATGAGGTTGCAGCGGTGTAGGTGCCGCCCTTGAAAGTGATGTCAATAGAACTGATCTCGCCAAGGTTTGCATTGAGTACTGGCAAGGATTCAAGGTAGGTATTGGTCAAAGTGAACCCAGGGTTGGTTGCGCTAGTTGCTGCCGATGTTGGCTTGACTACCACCGTGGTGGCTGTGCCAACAAGTGTTGCAAGCGTTGCGTAAGTTTCTGATGCGGCGTATGTCATGTAAAGGCTGACGGTCAATTCGTTGTCTTCGATGGTGGCTGAATACACGCGTGCTGTATTGCCAAAAACTGTCGTGTCCTGAGCCGTGTTAGTGCGAGTCAAGGTCGCAGCAGTGGCAAAGCCGGTTAGGGCCACACTGTTAACCGTCACGGTTGGGTTTGAAAGATATGTGCTAGTTGCCATTACTGGTTCTCCTCTGTTGGTTCTGTTTTAGCAGATTTTGAAGCTTTGTTGTCGGACTTGATGAAACCACCCCAAATGAGTGCATCGATATTGATGCCTTCGTCTGGCACAAACTCTTCGCCTGGTGTCCCAACAAGTTCGCTAATGATGGTGTATTTGCTCATGATGTTTGCACTTTCATTTTGATAGTGAGATCGTAGGCGGCCAAGTCTTGACCACCAATGGAAAGGCTAATGGGTCGGCCGTCTGTTACTGCGACACCCTTATTGAGTAGCAATGCACAGCTTGCCAAGACGTTGCGCAAAGCATCAAGATTTGCAGGGCCAATGGTGATCACGCGTACTGGAACATCTAGCTCTGCGATATTTGCGTTGAATGCAATAAATGTCGGGGCATCAATGAAAACGCACGGTGGGTTTATGTCGCGTGGATCGGTAACAACGCGCAAATTAGTGATGGTGCCCAGGCTGGTTGCCAGGTCATCGATACCTTCGTTGAATAGATCGGTGTAGGCCATTAGGCGACCTGTGGACGATTAATGCCAAGCAATTGCATGACCATTGGCGTGATTCCGTTGGCTGGTGGTGTCCCCATGCCATCAAAACTGGCCAGATTGTTATATGAACCGCGCTGACGGAAATATGCCGCACCAATCATGATGGTGCCCAAAAGAACGTCACCTGACGGCACAGTTGATTGCGAATCAGAAAGATAGCCAGCTTCTAATCTGCGACGATATGCAAACGCGTTTGCAGCAGCAGCGCATCGCGTCAACAATGTTGCATCGTCTGTGCCGGTCAACGTCAAGCCCAAATAACTTTCAATCATTGCCGTCGTTACCCATGTACAGGAAACGGTCCATGTGACTGTTCCTGTGGCCGTG